CAAGCGCAACACTTAAAGAATGTCTATCGACTACGACATATTCTCGCGACAATGGATATTTAATACACCAGTAAAACCTTTGTGTTTTATTACCATTGAGGATATTCCAAATCTCTTGGTCACCCGCACCTGTATACATTTCTGTAACATTCTTGATTGCTCGCGCTTTTCTGATATTCTCTTTCATATGACCGCAATTGTCAAAAGCTATAAACTCTTTAGCAAGTTGTTTATTTTGTTCCCAGAGTTTTTGTGGTGATAGCCCAGAGATAATACCGCTAGTATGTGATAAACCCACATTGTGAGTTGTTATACTAACGGCGTAATCTCTTGCGGTCTGATACCAAATGTGAGCTTTTTCTTCTTGGTTAGCAAGATACCATACCTTTTTGATATGGTTGCTCACCTTGGTACGAGAGATTTTGTTGCCTTTAAAATCTAGATTAGTTTTCATTCTCTCTAAATCCTAAAGCTAATTGCACACATGTGAAAGGTGCAGAGTCTAAGTCGCTAAGACTTGGAGACTCGTTCAGTAAAAAGTCCACTTCTTGCTGGTGATTTTCCACGCTATCACCATTAAGAATTGCACTGTCTTGGTTATTACTATCAAAATCATATATATTTGACATATTAACTCCCAAAATAATTATAATGAAAACTATACAAAAACATTGCAATATATACAACAGACAAAACTGCAACTGTTTCCATAATGAATGCTATTCCTAGCAATATTTTAATTTTAATACCCATACTATCTCCAATAAAACTATATTTAAAATAGGCTATAGTTTAAAGCCTTACGAAACTTTAGAAATCAATCCGTTTTGCATTGTTACCGTTGCAAAAAATTCTCTTTTTCCAGTTCCTCTATAATCATGCGGTCTATTACAACCCGCAAAACTTCCATTGGTTTTAAACTCTGGTGGAAACCCAAAATCTGTACAAGTTTCAATATATTTAAGTTCTTGACCAACATTTTCTTTTAACTCTTTTTTACTTACATAATTTAATATCATCATTGTCATACTTTCCCATATAAAACTATATTTAAAATAGGCTATAGTTTAAAACCTTTTGTTATCGTAAAAACAAATAACAAATATCATTATCATTATTATAAATTCTAGCATATCAGCCTTTTATAGTTTAAAAAACATTGCGAAATTAACCGCGGTTAATCTCACATCACACATTAAATTTTTATTTATTAATACTCTATAAATTTTCAAGTATCAATAAATAAACTTTTAAAGGGGCGTAAAAAAACCCCGCTTTTCAGCGGGGCTTGATTATTTATTTTAACTAGCTGAGAAAATCTCGTCAACAGAGAGATTAGCAATCTCTTTTGCAAGCGTTTTCCTTGTAACTTTTTTAACTATTGGCGCTTTAATAGACTTTTTAATAATTGAATTGTTTTGATTTTCTTGTTTATTCCAATCATCAAAAAGTTGTAAAGCTTTAGTTATATTTTTATCTGAAAGCGCTTTAACCCGTTTATTTTGTGATTTTCTAACATCACTAATAACAGGCTTTTTAGCTATAAAATGCTGTTTAATTTGTGAGTATGTTAACCCGTCAATTACTGGCATTTTTTCCTGTATTACATAGCGCCTAACAGTGCTTATAACTACGCTAGCGGTCTTTAAAAGTTCAGTGGCGTCATCTCTAACAATGCTTTTGCCATTTTCCTTTTTAGCCCTAAATTTTATATTGCTTTCAACATATAAAGCAATTCGTTTGGTATCAAAATTCTCAGCTGTAAAGCCCTTAAAAACTTGCACTAACTCATTGCATTTACTACCCGTAATAACAGCGGTTTCTTTATCTGCTGTATCTGTAGCGTTTAACTCTCTAACAATGTTCGCTAGTGGTTTATCAATTGTTACAGCGTTTTTAGGTGTTGCAACAGTTTCTAGTTTTCTATTATTGTTTTTCATGTTATATCCTTTTTTACGGTTATAGGAATTTCAGCACTAATAACCAAATGGCTCAAATGCATTACCTATAACCTAATTTTTAAAGAGCGCGAAATTAACCGCGGTTAATCTCACTAAAACCAACAGCACCCGCCGTTGATGTTTTATACACTACAGAAGCTTTTCGCATATGTCAAGCGTTTTTTCATTATCTATGTGAGATATATTTTTACATGTTAGCGAATACCCTACAGCGTCAAGCGTTCCAGCGATATTTTTTAGCGGAATAAATATAATATCTTTTTAAGTGCACTATCAAAGCATTTTAGAGGGTATCACGCGCGTAATAGCATAAAAATTATACGCTGTCAACAACTCTTTAAAATTGTTTACCAGAATTCTGGCATATAACACGCGTTATCCGTGCGGTATCCATTCGCACACACTCGCGGTATACATTCGCGCACATATCCGCGGTAAATTGCGCGCACACACGCGCGAACGTACGGGGTACGCATGTGCCACCCCCCCTCTGGTGTATATATATAGCAATGTCACACTTTTTACGCCAAAAAAGAATGTTAACCAGTTACTTGACAAAATACGAAACCTCATGTATAATAGATATGATTGTTATATAACTAATATCGGGGATACCTAATGATACCAGCAGCTGCAAAGAAGAACGGAAGGAACTATACGAAGAAACAGGAGCTATTCCTTGATGCATTGTACGAAGATGCTAAGGGAAACATAAACAATGCTATGGTTGTAGCGGGATATAAGGAAGGTGCTGGGTCAACTGCACTGGTTCGCTCGCTACATCAAGAGATTGTAGAGATAGCTACGCTAATTCTCGCGCGTAACGCTCCTAAAGCAGCTAACAAGTTAGTTGATATAATGGATAGTGATGTTCCTGTGCCCCAAGCCAGTCAAAAGCTTAATGCTGCGCAAGGTTTGCTAGATAGGGTGGGTGTTATTAGAGAAAGTAAAGTAACAGTAGACCATTCGGTTACTGGAGGTATCTTTGTCATGCCTGCTAAGGAAGAAATAATAATAGATGCCAGTGATGCAGAGGTAATCAATGAATAGTCTGCTAGATAAAAGGGAAACATCCTCTAATGAGTTAAGTCTAATTAGAAAGAAAGGTTCTACTATACCTTTTGGTTACAGAGATGCGGAACACCACGAGGGTTTCTATGAGCCAATAACAAATGAACTAGAAGCTCTGGATGAAACAGTTCAGTACATTAAGAACAAAGCTCTGTCTCTAAGAGATGGGTGTGATTACTTATATTATAAGACAGATAGAAAGATTAGTCCAGCAGGTTTAATGAAGGTAATAAATAAAAGATATAAATCGCTTGACAATCTCTAAATTTTACTGTATAATATCCTTATAGATATCTTAAAGAGCAATTATTTTAAATATTTTATTATAAATTTTAATAACAATAATTCCTAAGAACTCTTAAAGAGTTCCTTTATAACTGAATGCTTTTTAATGTTAGATAATAACAATCGTTAGGAAAAATAAGGTGTAAAGCATTATGATAAAGATTGGTTATTTAGGCAGTTACAATGATGAGGGAAATATAGGTCTTGAGACTTTAGCAGAGTGTAAACCAACACGCATAAAATTACTTAAAGGTTTACTAACATCTTGTCCTGCTGTTAAAGGATATCATATGAATACATACGAAGTGAAATGTCCTTTTAATTTAGAGTGGACAGTAAGTCGGAATGTTGATGGTACTTTTGATTGGGAAATTAATCCAGATAATACTACAATTGATTTGGGTAATAATATGTTTCTTTATGAACGCGGTCTAAAAGTATTAGCCTTTGATAATGAAGCAACGGTTGTACAAGTTTTAGTACATCCCGGTTGGTCATTTGTATCAGACACACCAAATACTATTATGTTACAACATAGTAATGGAATTGATACTAATCCACAAATTGTTACAGGACAAATTGATATATACAAATGGGTTGATAGACAACTGAGTGTTGGATATTCTCTTGAACATATTAAAGATACACATACATTTACATTAAAACAAGGTCAGCCTTGGTATAGAGTAACATTTTTTGTACCAGATTTAGAACCAATTAAACTTGTTAGAATGGAAGAAAGACCTGCATTTTTAAAAAACACAATACAAAAATCTAAGTTGACAGCAATTAAGAATCTAGACTGGAAAAAAATATTTACTGATTTTGGTAATTCAAGACCTAAAAAATTAATACCATAGTGTATAATAACAATCGTTAGGAAAAAATAATGTCAATAGAGTATAGAGGCGAAACTTTTGCAGGCTATAACAAACCTAAGAGAACTCCTAGCCATCCCACCAAGTCACATGTAGTACTAGCTAAAGAAGGCAGTACTATTAAAATGATTAGGTTCGGTGAGCAAGGTGCGTCTACTGCAGGTAAACCTAAAGCAGGTGAGTCTGATAAGATGAAAGCCAAACGCAAATCATTTAAAGCTAGACATGGAAAGAACATAGCTAGAGGTAAATTGTCCGCCGCTTATTGGGCAGACAAAGTGAAATGGTAATTCAATATATAAGTCTTAAACAATTCAAGAAAGATTTCCCTGACCTAGATATAGAACAGTACGCTGTTGTTGATGGTAAAGTTAAATTAAAAATGGATGGCACTCCTGCTAAAAAGCGGGGATTTAAAACAGGGGCTGTTAGACGCTTTAGTAAAGTCATAGGCGCTGATAAGAAAAAGAAAGCCAATAAAAAAATTGCCAGTAAAAAATTAAAGACTGCTACCAGAGCTGTTAAGAAGGTAGCGGAGAGTAAAAGAAAAAGTATAATCTCTAAAGAGTTAATGAAGAGTGCCAACCTAGCTGGCAAACGAATACTCTTTGAACCAAACCCCGGACCTCAAACAGATTTCCTTGCAGCCGCCGAGAAGGATGTACTGTATGGTGGAGCTGCCGGTGGTGGTAAGTCCTATGCTATGTTAGTTGACCCACTAAGATATGCGCACAGAGAACAACATAGAGCATTAATACTAAGACGTTCTATGCCAGAACTTAGAGAACTAATAGATAAGAGTAGGGAACTTTATCCCAAAGCTTTTGTCGGTGCTAAGTTTAGAGAAGTCGATAAGATATGGAAGTTCCCTTCCGGTGCTACTATTCAATTCTCTTTCCTAGAGAAAGATTCAGATGTATATAGATTTCAGGGACAAGCCTATAGTTGGATTGGCTTTGATGAAATAACACATCTACCTACTGAGTTTGCTTGGAACTACTTAGCCTCGCGTCTAAGAACAACAGACCCAGAAATAACTACTTATATGAGATGTACTGCTAACCCCGGCGGTAGCGGAGCTTCATGGGTGAAGAAAAGATATATAGAACAAGCACCCGCTAACCAAACCTTCTTAGGTAAGGATGGAGTGTTTAGAAAGTTTATACCGGCTTTACTACAAGACAACCCATACTTAGCAGACACAGACTACTTGAAGATGTTAGAGTCTCTTCCTCCAGTGCAGAGGAAACAATTACTAGAAGGTAATTGGGATATAAATGAGGGCGCGGCATTCG